TCGATAAATCCGATAGCGCGCTCCAGAACATCATTGACGAAATCGTCGGGCTGTACTTGACTACGCTCTACAAACTCAAATTCTTGGCGTGAGGCCCCCATGGAACTCCTTAACCCCTGTGCTGACAGCAATTTTCCAGCTAGAACTGTAACGTACACAGGCACGGCTGGTTCTACGGCTACATGGCCCGCAGGCCCGCAAGGCGTGGTTGTGTGGGCAACCACACCGTGCCATATCTTAGTTGGTGAAGGTGTCACGGCTACCACTAGCTCTACGCCGCTGCCTGCTAATACGCCGGTTCCGTTTGTTGTGCCGCAAGGCACAGGCGCTCCCTGGCGGGTCAGCGCCATTCAAATTAGCACTGGCGGCACGATCTACTGCAAACCAATGAACGCCCAATGAGCCGCTATTTTGGCATTCCGATTAGAAACGGCTTGATGCTTGGCCTTGGGGCCGTAATGGCATTGGGTTCGGCAATATCGGGCCTTGTAGCTTATTACTTGGTGACTGAAGGCGGCGATAATCTCGTCACTGAAGCAAACGAACGCATCCTCTTGGAGCAAGACTATGGCTGACGTTAAGATTTCCGCACTTCCTTCCGCCTCTACGCCGCTTGATGGCACTGAAATTCTGCCTATCGTGCAGGGCGGCATTACTGAACAAGTTTCTGTTGAGAATTTGACCGCGGGACGCACGGTTGCCGCCGCGACGGTCAATGTGGACGCTAACTCTGCTACGTCAGCGGTTCGCATCACGCAGACCGGCGCTGGCAATGCGCTGTTGGTTGAAGACAGTGCGAGCACGGACAGCACGCCGTTTGTGATTGATAGCGCAGGCAAAGTTATTGCTGGTGCAACCGCTGCGGTTTCTTCAATCGGAGTTGTGCCGGGGTTTCAGGCCATAGGCGTTACTGGTAACGGTGCGAGCGCCACAGGTCTGTTTGCCGGTTTCCTTAACGACGCGACAACCGCTGGATCAATCAACTTAGGCAAATCTAGAAATACCGTCGCAACCGTTGGTTCCATTGTTTCATCCGGCGACAGGTTAGGCTCTATTCAATTTGTTGGTGACGACGGCGCTGCGCTCATTCGTGGTGCAGCAATCACCGCAGAAGTTGACGGCACACCCGGCACAAACGACATGCCCGGTCGCCTTGTGTTCTCCACAACCGCTGACGGCGCGTCTGCGCCAACGGAGCGGATGAGGATTGATAGCGCGGGGCGTGTTGGTATTGGTTCAACTAGTTTAACTGGCTTTAACATCCGCTCATCGTTAAACCCAACCGGCGCTACAAGCACCACTAACCTTCGCGTTGATGGAACAATTCAATCTGATGTAACTTCTACATCAATTGTTTTCGCTTCTTTTCCAGCAACAGCAGCGGCTAGTTTTACGCTTAGTAACCTTCGCCACTTTCAGGCTTCTCAAAATACGATTGGAGCCGGTTCGGCTGTAACAACGCAAACAGGATTTTTAGCTGAGTCCACTCTTATCGGAGCTACCAACAACTACGGCTTCTACGGAAACATTGCTGCTGGCACTGGCCGCTGGAACTTCTACGCTGCTGGCACGGCTGACAACTACTTTGGCGGCGCGACAACAATCAGCACGAGCAGCACGGACGCCGCACTTCGCGTGACGCAAACAGGCGCGGGTAATGCGTTGCTGGTTGAGGACACCACGAACCCTGACAGCTCGCCGTTTATAGTTGACGCAAGTGGAAATGTCGTTGTCGGTTACACATCAACTGTTAGCGTTGGCGGAGGAACAAGACCGCTTACCGTAAACGGTGCTGGTCAAATTTTAGTTCGCGCAACAAACGATACTAGTGGGCCAACTTTAAATCTCGGCAAAACCCGCTCCACTTCTTTGGCTTCAAATACGATTGTTCAGAACGGCGATCAACTCGGCGGTATCTTTTTTGCTGGGGATGACGGGGCAAACATAAATTCTAGCGGGGCATCAATCGTTGCCGCCGTAGACGGAACTCCCGGCGCTGGTGACATGCCCGGTCGCCTTGTGTTCTCCACAACCGCTGACGGCGCGTCTGCGTCTACAGAGCGGATGCGTATTAGCAACGCGGGGTTCACCACGTTAACGGGGTCTTTTGGCCGCGGCGCACCCGTCACAAAAACCGCCGATTTTACGTTGGCAACAACTGAAAACTGGCTCATTTGTAACGGCGCAGGCACCATTACGGTAACGCTGCCAGCTGCTTCGTCTTGGACGGGCCGCGAAGTGATGTTAAAGACAATCGCTGCTCAAACGGTCGTGTCCGCATCTTCCAACGTGGTTCCATTGGTAGGCGGCGCAGCGGGTACCGCAATTCTTGCCGCGACCGCAGGCAAGTTTGCTACCTTGGTTAGCGACGGTACAAACTGGATTATTATGCAAGGAAACTAAAATGCAGCTGATCGTTGAACTTACAGACGAACAATACGCTCGCTATAAGGCAGCGTTTAAAAATTTGCAGCAGATGGAAGAAGACCCGTCTGACGAGCAGTTAATCGCGCAGCTTAAGCGCGAAGCGTCGGCTATCACCTATGCGGGTGAAGTTGGCGGCGAGATCGTAGAAGATTGGGCGTTTTAGCGGCTGCTTGACCTAGCTTCCGCTAAAACGTATCTTTTACAAACCCGTACTGGTGCGGTTCATCAGGTCCGAAAGGAAAACCCATGAGCAATGAAGCTCTCGAAAATACAGCGGTTGATACCGCGCCGGAACAGGACGCTACGGCAGCGCCTGCTACCGAAGTTACGCAGCCGGAAGAACAAACGACAGAAGCCTCCAAGTCTTTCACACAAGAAGAGTTGGACGCCATTGTCGGAAAGCGTCTTGCAAGAGAACAGCGTAAGTGGGAACGAGAGCAGGCCCAACGCCTTGCTGAATTGGACGCCCGTAGGGCCCCTCCAATTAACCCGCCTGACGTTAACGACTTTGATAATGCGGCTGCTTATGCAGAAGCGTTAGCTGAGCAAAAAGCCCAGCAGTTGTTGGCCCAGCGGGAAGCAGCAAAGCAGCAGGCTCAGCTTCTGGAAGCCTACCACGAAAAGGAAGAGGATGCGCGGGGCAAGTACGACGACTTTGAACAAGTCGCCTACAACCCAAACCTCCCCGTCACGGACGTGATGGCCCAGACGATCCAGGCTTCCGATATGGGGCCCGATGTCATTTATTGGCTAGGGTCTAACCCCAAGGAAGCTGGCCGTATCGCTGCCATGCCGCCCATTCTTCAGGCGCGAGAGATCGGTCGGATTGAGGCTAAATTAGCCGCTAACCCTCCGGTTAAAAAAACTTCGAACGCGCCAGCGCCTATTGCTCCGATTGCGGCTACCAGAAGTTCTGGAAACCCAGCTTACGACACCACCGACCCTCGCTCTGTCAAATCAATGAGCGCTTCGGAATGGATTGAAGCTGAACGCCTCCGTCAGATCAAAAAGTGGGAAGCGCAAAACCGCAACCGTTAAGGATGTTTTGCAATGGCAAACTCGCTTCTTACTATCGACATGATTACCAGAAAAGCTCTGGAAATCCTTGAAAACAACTTGGTCCTTACTCGCACGGTTAACCGTCAGTATGACGATAGCTTTGCCGTGGAAGGCGCCAAGATCGGCTCGACCCTCCGCATCCGTCTGCCCGACCGCGCTCTCGTCACTGACGGCGCTGCCCTTCAGGTTCAGGACGACAACGAACAGTTCACCACGCTGACGGTTTCAAGCCAGAAGCACATTGGCGTGAACTTTACGTCTGCCGAACTGACCATGCAGTTGGACGACTTTGCTGAACGCGTTCTCAAGCCGCGTATCTCGCAGCTTGCGTCCAGCATCGACGCCGATGTGGCTAACGCCTACAAGACCGTCTTTCAGTCTGTTGGCACGCCTGGCACAACCCCTTCAACTTCTTTGGTCCTGCTTCAGGCTCAGCAGAAGCTGAACGAGTCCGCTGCCGTCATGTCCCCGCGTTATGCAACGGTTAACCCCGCTGCCAACGCCGGTCTGGTTGAAGGCATGAAGGGCCTCTTCAATCCCGTCAACACCATTTCTCGTCAGTTCAAAAACGGCCTGATGGGCGAGGGTGTGCTGGGTCTCGAAGAGATCAATATGTCTCAGTCCATCAAGCAGCACACGACTGGTAGCCGCACCGGTTCGCACACTGTGACAACCACAGTGTCTACGCAGGGTCAGGCTACGATCAACATCACGGGCACCGGTTCGCAGACTATTGCGGAAGGCGACGTGTTTACGATTGCGGGCGTGTTTGCGGTCAACCCGCAGACCCGTGAGTCCACCGGTTCGCTTCAGCAGTTCACTGTGCTTGCTGCCTCTACCGCTTCGGGTGGTGCGTATACTAGCGTGCAGATCAGCCCTGCGATCTACACCTCGTCTAACGCTCTGGCGACGGTTAACAGCTTCCCGCAGTCAGGTGCTGTCATTACGTTCCTCGGCGCTGCTTCTACGCAGTATCCGCAGAACCTTGTGTACCACAAAGATGCTATCTCCTTTGCTACGGCAGACCTTTTGCTGCCGCAGGGTGTGGATATGGCTTCCCGCCAGGTGCATAATGGCATTTCGCTCCGCGTTGTCCGTCAGTATGACATCAACAACGACCGTATGCCTTGCCGTATTGACGTTCTGTACGGCTTCAGCACTATCCGTCCGCCGATGGCCGTGCGCCTTTGGGGTTAATCGGTAAGATATAGGAGAACACGATCATGGCACTTCCTTCTATCGGTGGCGGCTATCAGTTCAACGACGGCAACTTGAATGAAGTCAAGATGTCCGTCGCGCCTGCGCCAGCCGCAGCAACAGACAGCGCTACGCTGACCGTTGCTCAGATCATCAATGGCATCCTTATCGGTACGCCGACGACGACTGCCGCATATACGTTGCCGTTGGCAACTGATGTGGATCAGGCGCTTACCAACTTTAAGGTTGGCTCTACGTTTGATTTCCGCGTCATCAATACGACGACAGCGGGCGTCATTACCATGACCACCAACACGGGTTGGAGCATTGGTACCAGCGGTTCGCAGGGTCTCATGACCATTGCGGCTACGGCTGGCACTGTGCGCGCTTTCCGTGCGCGTAAGCTTGGGGACGCCTCTTGGGCGCTCTACGCCATCTCGTAAGTAAAATGGCCCCTGCTTCGGCAGGGGCCAACTTTTGTAGGATCAATATGCCAAATATCTACCTAAAGCACCCCGACCACGGAACTAAAATTGCTTTTATGGAAGAAGAGGCTATTTTTGATGAAGAAAGTGGTTGGATGCGCTATGATCCCGATCAACCAAATTCAAACGCGGTAATCGGCAACCAATTGGTAAACCGGCGGCGGGGTAGGCGTCCGACAAACGAAGGATTAACGACCGATGACGACAGCAGGCGATCAGATTAACGGGGCGCTTCGTCTTTTGGGCGTTTTGGCGGAAGGTGAAACACCGTCAGCAGCTACAGCCGACGACGCTCTGTTGGCACTCAATCAAATGATTGATAGTTGGAACACTGAGCGTCTGTCGGTATTTTCTACGATAGATCAGGTAGAAACTTGGCCGGTTGGACAGCGGTATAGAACTTTTGGCCCGACCGGCGACATTGTGGGTGACCGGCCTATCTTGGTCGATGACAGCACTTACTTCCGTGACCCAGCAACGGGCATTTCTTACGGTCTTAAGCTCATCAACCAACAGCAATACAATGGTATTGCGGTTAAAACCGTAACCAGCACGTACCCGCAGGTTCTGTGGGTTAACATGACGTACCCAAACATTGAAATGTACGTCTATCCGGTTCCGACCAAAGTGCTTGAATTTCACATTGTGTCTGTGCAGCCGTTGTCGCAACCCGCTAATCTTGCGACGGAATTGACTTTTCCGCCGGGTTATCTGCGGTGTTTCCGCTATAATTTGGCGTGTGAATTGGCCCCTGAATTTGGCGTTGAACCGTCTCCGCAGGTGCAGCGCATTGCGATGGCATCTAAGCGCACGTTGAAGCGCATCAACAACCCCGACGACATTATGTCGCTTCCCTACAGCATTGTTGGAACTCGCCAGCGCTACAATATTTTTGCAGGGAACTACTAATGAAAACGCCAATTCTGGGCAGCAGCTATGTGGCCCGCAGCGTTAACGCTGCGGATAACCGCATGGTTAATCTTTTTCCAGAAATTATCCCCGAAGGCGGAAAAGAAGCCGCGTTTCTTCAGCGCACACCTGGATTGCGTCTTTTAACGACGGTTGGCAGTGGCCCTATCCGTGGGCTATGGCAATTCAACGGCGTGTCTTACGTTGTATCGGGCTATAGTCTTTACCGTATGGACAGCTTGTATAACACACGTTTTCTGGGCATCGTTGGCGGAACTGGCCCGGTAAGCATGGCAGATAACGGTACACAACTTTTTATCGCCTGTAACGGTCCTAGCTATATCTACAACGCAATAACTAACGATTTTGCGCCTATTGCAGACGAAGATTTTACTGGTGCTGTTAGCGTTGGTTATATCGACGGTTATTTTGTCTACAACGAACCAAACATT